ATCACGTTGCTATTCATCCTTTTTATCAGGCACTGGCGTTAGATACACCTGCAATTTGTTGTAATGGCACTTATTTGAATGACTTTAATATTATACAAACAAATCCTTGCACTACATACATCTAATTCCTTGTCTCGTAATTTTGAAGTACTTAACAAGCGGTGTACCATCGGCATGACTTCTCAACTCTAACACGTGAAACAAGACATGAACTATCAAGTAATTGCCCTTGATCTAGATGGCACGCTGTTAACGCCACAAAAAACAATCCTGCCTGACTCCCTATTAGCATTACGACGTGCACGCGAGAGTGGTGCAAAAGTGGTGATAGTCACTGGACGTCATCATTGTGCCATCCATCCTTTTTATCAGGCGTTAGAACTGGAAACCCCTGCAATTTGCTGTAACGGTGCGTTGCTGTACGATTATCATGAACAGAGAGTTATTACATCTGATCCATTACATCCAGACCAGGCAACACAGTTGATTGACCTATTTGATAGTTACAATGTTCACAGTTTGATGTATGCCGATGATGCCATGTTTTATACAGAACCCACGGGGCATATCATTCGTACTGAAAAATGGTCTCAATCGTTACCAGAATCACAACGTCCGGTATTTAAACAGGTAACTTCGCTACGTGAAGCAGCCCATGCAGTATCCGGGATCTGGAAGTTCGCCCTCACTGATACTGATACAGTCAAATTACAAAAATTCGGTCAGATCGTAGAGCGTGAACTGGGACTTGCATGTGAATGGTCATGGCATGACCAGGTTGATATAGCACAAGTGGGAAATAGCAAAGGTAAGCGATTAGCACAATGGGTAGAATCGCAGGGTTTAGCTATGAATCAGGTTATCGCGTTTGGGGATAATTTTAACGATCTCAGTATGCTCAAATCTGTTGGTTTAGGCGTAGCAATGGGTAATGCTGCCGATGAGATCAAAGCAAATGCCGATCTTGTAATTGGCGACAATACAGAAACTGGAATTGCTGAGTTAGTGAACAAGTACTTTAAGTATGTACCAGCAACCGAACCAGTATAATTTTGATTATGGCGGCATAGTACAAACATTCATGCCGTCATAATCAGACTGAACTTGCCAGTACTGCACCGTTAGACCCCGCTCAGAATCAGTACTAGCATTTTGATCACATCATCCAGTACTACAGGTGGCAACCATACGCCGAACACTGCGAGTACTACTGGTGTAATGACATAGTTGTATACGATGAGGAACACGAACACGTAGGCAATGTAATGTTTCCACGTACCATCACCATTTACTCTGCCTTTAGTCTTTGCTTTGACAGTCTTTGCACTCTCGCCCTTCCCTACCATCTTTGCGATCAATCCTTTGATTAACTCAATCATGTTAAGTCCTCTAATAACTCTCGAATCTTCTGCATGTGTTCCTTATCCATTCCTGCTGTGAATTTGAATTTCGCCATCAACGCTTTATTCAAACTGCCCCACTGAGAACACAGCATACAAATTAGTGCTGATTCACAATGCAATGCTTCGGCATATGTAGGGAAACAGGCCAGAATGCTCTTTTTATACGGTTCACCCGCTTCGATCATTTCATTCACTGACTTACTTGAACTGGTGTAATCGTTCCAGTTCGACTGTTTAGAAGTACTTTTAATCTCTGAGATATTTTTAACTGATTTCCATACTCGTTTCTGACCAATATAGAATTCACCACTATTCTGAAACTGGATGATATATACGAAACACGCGGTTTCTTCTGGAATGAAATCTTCATCTCTGTACCACATTGCCCATTTCATCTCTTGTTCTGCATTTGACGCCATTTTTATCACTCCTTGATAAATACATTCATATACATATTTATGAGGAAACATCAAAATGAGCATCGAAACAGACGTAATCGAATTACTGAAAAAACTTGAGGGCACTAAACAATACCAGACCAAAATGAAGTACTTCAGAAATGGCCTTTTCCATATCTATAAAGATTCTGAAGGTTTTGAAACTATCGGGTACGGTCATCTTGTTAAGGCTAATGAACGTAG